TTAGATATTCGTGCTACAATAGTGGAAACTTCCATGGAACCAAAAAATAAAACAAATAGAAAAGGCGGTTTTGGATCCACCGGAGTTTAATATGAGAATTTTGTGCATCTCTGACACACACCAAAGACAAGATAGACTAGATTTAATTGAATGCGATGTTCTTCTTATATCAGGAGACGTGTGCTCTTCTGGTGATATCAGTCAACTCGATAATTTTCTTACGTGGCTGATCACACAAGAAGATAAGTTTAGAAAGGCATTTATTATAGCCGGAAACCACGATTGGTGTTGGCTAAAAAACAAAACACGGTGTCTCCTCTCTCTTGAACAAAGATTTGGTGACAAGGTTGAATATCTAGAGGATTCGGAATTTGTATTTGAGGGACTAAAATTCTATGGAAGTCCCTGGCAACCAGCATTTAACAACTGGGCATTTAATTTACCAAGAGGAGAATCGTTGGTTAGAAGATGGGATAATATTCCCTCTGATGTGAATGTTCTCATGACACACTGCCCCCCACATGGGATAGGGGATTGTATATCAAACAGACACGTCGGGTGTGCAGATCTGGCACACAGGGTGCGTGAACTTCCCTCGTTACTACTGCACGTATTTGGTCATATCCACGATGGCAATGGGTGTTATATCAGCGAGGCCATACCAGGCGTTCAATTCTGTAATGCCGCCATATGCGACGAACAGTACGATCCCATACAGAATGCACATCTATTTACATTAACAGACACAGGAACCCACTACCATATCATAAACGAGGAACATAGAATTGATAGAATAAAACGGCATATATAATACGGTATGAAGATGAAGACATCACAGGTAGGAAAAAATTTAATCAAACATTTTGAAGGATTTCGTGCCATTGCGTATTTGTGTCCGGCGGGGGTGTGGACCATAGGATACGGAACGACGAGGATAAATGGAAAGCTAATACCCGCAGTCTCCAAAATAACAACAGACGAGGCCGATGTATTATTGGAACAAGACTTAAAAGTTTTTGAGGATGCCATCAACCAAAATGTCACCGTAAAATTGTCTCAGAATCAATTTGACGCTCTGGCATCTTTTGTGTATAATGTAGGAGCAGCAAGTTTTAAAAAGTCCACCTTGTTGAAAAAGCTAAACGCTGACATGCCACTAGAAGCAGCAAAGGAGTTTTTGAAATGGAATAAAGCCAATAAAGTTATTCTACCGGGACTGACCAAACGCCGAACAATGGAAAAAGAACTATTCTTAAGTAAGGATTAAATATGACAATACTAATATCTAGATTGATAACAGGAGAGGAAATACTAGGGGACGTTACCCCGGACACAGGAACTAACGACCTAGTTAACATTGAAAATCCGGTTCAAGTTGCCGCCATGACAAATCAACAGACAAAGGGTGTTGATATTCATATGGCACCATTCGCCCCACTCTCCGCTCAAAAAACCGTAACAATCTCCCTGCGGAATGTATTGTGTCAATACCATCCAGTCACAGAGATACTAAACAAATATAATACAGTATTTGGTTCTGGCATCATAATTCCCACAGGAACTGGAATAAAATTAGTATAGTATGTATTGACCAGTTGGTTGGTTTGTGTTAATATACAGAGATGTCTGAAAAGTTTTATACAAATTGTGTTTGCATTGGCAATAACATCTTATATAGAGGCATAGAAGACGGAGAGCGCGTCACCAAGAAATTCACATTTAAACCAAAATTATTTGTTCCCACTAACAAAACCACGAAGTGGAAGACGTTGGATGGAAAGTTTGTTGATAAAATTGAGTTTGCGGATATCAGCGACGCCAAAGAGTTTGTGCGTAAATACGATGGCGTAGACAATTTTGTATATTACGGAAATACCAAATATCAATATGTTCATCTAGCCGATTCCTTTCCGGGCGTGATTGAATACGATTTCGGCAGTCTGTGTATTGCAAACATGGATATAGAGGTGGCGTCGGAGTTGGGCTTTGCCCCACCAGAGAATCCATTCGAGGAGATCACAGCAATAACTATCGCAGCGAGGGGCACGTATGTGGCATTTGGATGTGGTGAATACGTTACAGAAAATACGAACATCAAATATATTCGGTGCGATGATGAGAAAGATCTCTTAACGCGCTTTATGTCTCACTGGGAGCACCTTGCACCTGATATTGTAACGGGGTGGAATATTCAGTTTTATGATATTCCGTACATAGTAAATCGCATTGGTCGTATCTTTGGTGATAAAGAGGCAAAGAGATTATCACCCTGGAAGTGCCTGTCAACACGAGATACAGCATATAAAGGCCGGGTACACAAAGTAGTTGAAATCGTGGGAATATCAACACTTGATTATATAGAACTATATCGTAAATACCAGCCTAAACAAGAAAGCGAAAAATTAAATTATGTCGCATATGTTGAGCTAGGAGAAAAGAAAATTTCGTATGAGGAATACGGAGATCTGCATACTTTATATAAACAGAATTTTCAAAAGTTTATAGAATATAATATCAAAGACGTAGAACTCGTCCAGAAATTAGAAGAAAAACTTAAATTATTAGAGATGGTGGTGGCCCTGGCATATGATGCAAAAGTAAACTATGCCGACACGTTTGCACAAGTCAGAGTATGGGACACAATCATCTACAATCATTTAAAGAATAAAAATATAGTTATACCCAGACTAAGAGGAGATACGGAGGCTGCCGATTTTGCGGGAGGATATGTCAAGGAAGTTATTCCTGGGATGTATGAGTGGGTGGTCTCGTTCGATTTAAATTCTCTATATCCAAATTTAATCTCACAGTTTAATATATCTCCTGAATGTCTGTTGCCAAACAGATTTCGAAAAGTAACCGTAAAATCTTTAATGTCAAGAATCGATGATACATCCGACCTCAACCATGATAATATCGGTCTTGCTGCTAACGGACACTGTTTTTCCAATGATAAGATCGGATTTTTGCCAGACATTCTTATGCGTATGTATGAGGATCGAAAATTATATAAAAATAAAATGTTGGCCGCACAGAAAGAACTTGAATTGGTAAATGAAGAGCTGCTCGCTCGCGGATTATGATCTGGATGCAAACATATGAATGATTATAAGAATCTGCGCGTGTGCGTAATAGGGGGTCTGGGCACAATGGGAAGCTGGTCAAAGAACCTGTTTCAGGAACACGGTCACGTGGTATCTATTAGCGATTTGATTTATAGCGGGTGTAATAAAAGTAATATTACTATGTCAGCCGAATCTGACATAATAGTACTGGCGGTTCCAATCGGCGAACAGGATAAAGTTCTCCGAGACATATTGCCCGTATTAACTGATAAGCAATTGTTGGTTGAATTGTCCGCCGTGAAGACAATATTTGACAAACAGTTCTTTTCTAGCGAGGTGCGGACACTTCGACTACACCCACTGTTCTCCCCTAGTGTGTTGCCGTTCTCTAATAAAGAGAAAAATTGTATAGTGTGCTCCGATACCACGTCTCCCCTATCTGCATATGTTAGCTCTATACTGGAAGAATCTGGACTAAAACTCACTCAATTGTCAACCACACAACACGATCAAATAATGGCTACAGTTCAGGGTCTAACTCATTTTCAGATAATATCGAATGCCATAACTATGAACACGATGCGATTTGATTGGTCGTCTAGATCTCTATTATCACCCGTAACGACTGAATTAGTGTTTGCCGCCACGTCCCGTATGTTGTCCCAAAATCCACTGGTCAGCGCAGAGATAATGATATATAATCCATTTGTTAAAAATGCCATACAAGAATTTCATCGGTCGTGTGCTCTCATATCTGATTTGATACACAACCGCGATGTAAAAGCTCTCACCACTGCAATCGCAACGGCTTACCAAACACTAACAGCAACGGACACATGATGCAAGATCTGGCGAAACTATCCGATATTGAGCTTAAGGCTCTTCATAGAAAATTATCCTTTGATGTGTCAAAATACCACAACTACCAACTAACAAAAAAGATACAACTCAATTCTGCTTATGGTGCCCTCGGAAATCAATATTTTAGGTTCTATGATATCAGACTCGCAGAGGCAGTGACCCTGTCTGGACAATTAGTTATTCAGTGGCTGTCTCGTGATATTAATAACTATGTCAACAACCTTCTCAAAACATCTGAGGTTGATTATGTAATAGCAATTGATACAGACTCTATTTACCTGAACCTTAAGCAACTTGTACACACTGCGTATGCAGGTTCCCCACCAGAGGATAAAAGCAAAATAGTAGACTTACTAGATAAAGTTTCTGAGCACAAAATTCAAAATATTATTGATGGTAGTTGCAAAGCTTTAAAGGATTATCTGAATGCCAGATCACAGAAGATGCAAATGAAACGCGAGTCAATAGCAGACAAGGCGATATGGACCGCAAAAAAGAGATATATTTTAAATGTGTTTGATGTCGAGGGTGTCCGATACGAAACACCAAAGCTAAAGATACAGGGAATCGAGGCGATCAGATCATCAACACCAGAGGTGTGCAGACAGAAAATTAAAGATGCTGTAAAGATAATACTAACACAATCTCAGGATGTTCTTTATAAGTATGTTGAAGATTTTAAATCAGAATTTAAGCTATTGCCACCGGACCGCGTCGCCTTCCCTCGTGGTTGTAATGGAATTGGTAAATACTCAGACACAACCACACTATATAAAAAAGGAACCCCAATTCACGTCAGAGGTGCTTTGGTTTATAATAGATTGATAAAAGATAAGAAATTGGACAAGAAGTATCCTTGTATTAATGAGGGGGATAAGGTAAAATTTTTGTACTTACGTGTACCCAATCCAACACATGAAAATGTCGTAGCCATGTGCGAAGAGGGACTACCACCAGAACTAAACCTGCATAAGTATGTTGATTATGATCTTCAGTTCCAAAAGACATTTGTTGATCCATTAAAGATCATATTAGATGCGATACAATGGACCACTAAGAAAACCATGAGTTTTGATGATCTATAGGTATAGTGGCCCTATAAAATATACAAACAAATAATTGAATACTAACGAATAATCTGCTACTATGTTGTCAGCAGATATTACACGGGAGAAATAATGGCTAAAAATAATCCATTCGCAGATGTCTTAAAAGTTTTGGATAATGAGTATGCATCGGTGGCAGAAGACGGTACCTCAGCCGACGTTATAGGATTCATCGATACCGGATCCTATGCGCTTAATGCACTATACTCAGGAAGCATTTATAAGGGAATGCCGTCTAATAAGATAAGCGCCCTTGCAGGAGAAGAGGCAACAGGTAAGACATTCTTTGCACTGGGCATCATCAAGAATTTTTTAGATACGAATAGTAAAGCCCTTAGTATTGTTTTTGAATCTGAGGGTTCTGTCACCAAAGAAATATTAGAATCTCGTGGGGTTGATACTAAACGAGTTCTTATCGTGCCAGTGGAGACCATACAACAATTTAAATCACAGGCATTGCGCGTAGTAGAAAATCACTTAAACACACCAGAGAAGGATCGTCGTCCCGTCTTGCTGTGTCTAGATTCACTGGGGATGTTATCGACAACAAAAGAGATGGCAGACTCTGGTACCGGCAAAGAAGTGAAAGATATGACTCGGACCGCCGAGATTAAAGCGGCATTCCGTGTCCTTACATTAAAGTTGAGTAAGGCAAAGATTCCTCTTCTTGTGACAAATCACGTATATCAATCTATGGGAATGTTCCCCACAAAAGAGATGGGAGGGGGCGGAGGACTCAAGTATGCTGCAAATAACATTATTGCTCTGTCTAAGTCTAAAAATAAAGACGCCGACGGCACGGTGACTGGAATTTTCATTCGATGTAAGAATCTGAAGTCACGTCTGACAAAGGAAAATACCGTAGCCAGTGTGATGTTGTCATATGACAAGGGACTAGATCGTTACTACGGTCTTATTGATCTTGCTATCGAACATAATATCTTTAAGAAAATTTCTACTAAGATAGAGGTCGCAGACGGTTCTACCCATTTCGAAAAACATATTATTAATAATCCGACAAAATATTTTACAGAGGATGTATTAAAGTTAATTGACGCCGCCGCACAGAAAGAGTATAGTTATGGTTCGGTTAGTGTTGAGACCGGTGATATTGTAGAGGAGATGCTAAATGACGCATGATGATAATATAAAAGACAAATATAAAATTGTATTTGATCCAACCAGTGCTAAGAAGTGGTGCGTGGAATTACTGAGTCCTTGTGACCCGTTTCATGGAATCGTACTTTCATATGGAGAGTTTTCTATTAAAAAGGACGGGGAAGACGAACTTAATCCTAAATTCAATTTTCTCACCGAACTTGTCCACGTACCCGAACGCCTTCGTGGAGTAGATCTTCCAGATGGTTCCGAAGACAAGATGCAAACACTTCTCGCCCAAATTCTCATTGACATACTAGAGAGTAATATGGGACATACAAAATCAGAGAACGGAAAATTATATCTTGAACTGGTCAAAGAAGATGATAAATGATAGAGTAGAGTCTGTAATTTTGAACAGCCTCGTATTTGATGAGGTATATTGCCGCAGGGTTTTACCCTTCATAAAACCCCATCATTTTTCAGAAGAATGCGAGAAGATTGTTTTTGAAAAAATATCAGATTTTATATTAAAATATGATTCACTTCCCTCCAAGGAGGCGCTGGTAATATCAATTTCAAATGATAGCCAATTAATAGATTCTATAGAAAAAAAATCTAAGGAGCTGATTACTTCCTTTCATCCATTAAAAGTGGAGCAACAGTGGTTGTTAGATCAAACAGAAGATTGGTGCAAAGATAGATCAATATATCATGCATTGATGAGCAGCATAAAAATAGCGGATGACAAAAAGGGTGTGCTCTCTCGTGGAACAATACCCAAATTATTGACAGATGCACTATCGGTGTCTTTTGATCCCAACGTTGGACACAGTTACCTAGATGACGCAGATTCCAGATATGAATTTTATCACAAGATTGAGGAAAAACTCCCCTTTGATCTTGCCTGTATGAACAAGATCACGAAGAATGGTGTGCCCAGAAAGACACTCAACGTGATCCTTGCGGGAACAGCCGTGGGAAAATCTTTGGCGCTGTGCCACATGGCCTCAAGTTATTTTATGTCTGGTAAAAATGTTTTGTACATCACCCTGGAGATGGCAGAGGCAAGAATAGCGGAGCGAATAGACGCTAATCTTTTGAATATTTCCCTAATGGATCTTCAATCTATATCAAAAGATATGTATGATAAGCGTATAGCAATGGTAAAAAGCAAAACCGTTGGTAGAATGATTATCAAAGAATATCCAACCGCCTCTGCTAACGTATCGCATTTTAGGGCGTTATTGAGCGAGTTGTATTTAAAAAAGAATTTTGTTCCCGATGTTATTTTTGTCGATTACCTGAATATTGCTTCAAGTGCTAGACTTAATAGTGCCAATAATGTTAATAGCTATACATATGTCAAGAGCATCGCGGAGGAGTTCCGTGGACTAGCAGTAGAGTGTAACGTTCCTTTGTGGAGCGCAACCCAAACTAATAGACAGGGCTTTGTTTCCAGCGACTTAGGATTGGAGAACACCGCCGAGTCATTTGGTTTACCTGCTACAGCGGACTTCATGATAGCTCTTAGCTCAACAGAAGAACTAGAGAGCATGGGACAAATATTAGTAAAACAATTGAAAAATAGATATAATGATATATCAACGCTGAAGAGATTTGTTTTGGGAATAGATCGCTCTAAGATGAGACTGTTTGATTTAGACGATGCCGCACAGAAAGAATTAGTCAACACTGATCTAACTGTTAAAAAGGCGGCTTCCGTATTTGATAAATCAAAATTCGGGGGATCCATGCTCGCGGAAAAAAAGGACGTGGATGACTTCAAGTGGTAGCATCAACCCACAGATCGTACCAGCGAAACCTTTCGTAAAATGGATAGGAGGAAAGAGACAACTATTATCAGAAATTGATAGTAGGCTACCCGACAATATTGATATATACGTCGAGCCTTTTCTCGGCGGCGGTGCCCTATTCTTTCACTTATCGGGTCGTGTCAAACAAGCACAACTTAGTGATATCAACAGCGAGTTG